ATTTGCAGTAAATTTATCTACTGATTCTCTTAATGCTCCTAATTTTTTAGTATTCTCATCAATTAACTTATTGATTTGAATGTATGATGTCGGATTGTTTGATTTATCTCTAACAGACTTTAACTTTTGTTCTTGTATTTCAAGTTGTTTCAGTTCTGCAACTTGCTTAACTTGCTCCTCAGTTAATTCCTGATAAACTCCTTTAAGTTGTTGCAGCTCCTTAATTATTTTGGAGGTGTTAGCGTCTAATTCAAATATCTTTTCAACTACGTTTGCCATTATTTCGGGTTGTTTGTTGGTTCTTTAAATTCTGCTTTTCGACCCACTCGTTATGCTTTCTAGTTTTTTCCAAGTGGCTATTTATATGCGCTAAAAATTCAATGTATGTTTCTTTATGCTCTAATGCGCTTATGTCAGAAGCCGAACCATTACATGAGTGATAAGTTACCTTATGTATATAATCAACAAACTCCTCATCTACTGCTTCGGTATGAATTGGTATATGTTCTCTGCTATTTGCTTCGATTCCTGTAAAAATTTCAGTAAATCTTCTTCTGGCGTACTCGAAAACTGTTTTGTGAGCTGTAATGACATTTGCAAAAAAAAACTGTTTGCCTCAAAATCGCTCTCAAAAATATCTCTTTTTATTTTGTTATGGTGTTCACTTGGATAGCGTGGGTCCTCATCTTCTAGGAAATAGTAAATACAAGCTAAATCTAATAGGCTGCTTTCTTCCGTTAAATAATGACATCTTTGTTTTAATTCGTGTAAAATAGCAACTGCATTAACAAAGTCTTGACGTTTATTGATACCTTCAATGGCATTGTCAAGTATTGCCTCCATGTTTGATTGACTTAGTCTTAACCCTACAAATCTGTCTGCCCTAGATGCTGCTATTCCCCTTGCCGGGCTAATATCCAAAATGTTAGAATGAGCGTAAAACTTGATACCTTTTGAAGTTTTATATACTTCTATTAAATTTTTGTTTTCTGAGTTATTTATTTTTTCCATGTACCAAATGTACTAAAAAAAAACACCCAACCGATTAACGATTGAGTATTTTTTCCTAACTGAAAAGTAACCCTTATTACAATTCACACTATTAACCTACATTGGCATATTGGTTGAGCAAATATAATCATTATTTTTTAATACCAAAATGCGATTTGTCCATCGGTAAGACACCAATGTTTTCTGGGTTTTCTTATTTTTCCTTTAATTTTATGAATGACTTGAAGAAAGTATTGTAATAGTATCTCAAAGTATCGAGCAAGTGGGTCAAACTAGGGTCTGTTTTTTTGTCTATATCGCCATTAGGTAAAATTTGAACTCGCTCACAGTCTTTTATAAGGTACTCACACTCTGGATGTATCATTACTTTTGGGTGTCTATACAAAATAGAGTTACACAAAACACGGTTGTTTTCTATTCCGGGGTTCTTATTTGGCAGTATTATTTGATACGGTGCTAAATCTAGTTGATTCTTTATTACCGTATAATAGTTCGTATTCTTTTTTAATCCTGATCCATTTTTACCACTCTCATCCCCGGTAACTATAAAATAATGCCCATCTAATTTGGTACGAATAACATCGCACATCTCATAAATATCGCTATTCATTAACCTAAATTCGTGCCTTGTATAAATGTAGCTTTTATCTTCCGGGTGCTGTGAGGCTATACAAGTCATTGGACTTATGTTAAAGTCAAAAGACAAATAAACTGGTAAGTCCTTTCTTAGTTCTCCAAAGTCTTTAACGTGTTTGTCACGCTTGAAAGTATACATAAATGCCAAGCCGGTTAAATTAACAAACTGAGCAAGGTATTCTTGAGCCCATGTTAAAGGGTCTGTGGTGCTTTCAATTTCCTTTAATTCTATTTCAGAAATGTAAGGATTTGTTGAGGTCGGCATTTGGAAAGAAGCCCAATTATTATACTTTTTACAGTAATCAAATATTTCGTGAAAGAATGTACCAAAAGCAGGAGATGAAAAGAAAAAAGCATCACCTTGATAATCTGTTAGAGTTGCTCTAATACACTTTTCCCATTGGTATTTTAAGTTTTTAGCAAAGGCAGCCTCATCTACTATTACTCGGTGGTACTTTTTAGAACGTCCTGCATTCTTTTTTTCTAAGGACCATAATTTAATCTCCCCTCCTGTATTTATTCTGATGGTTCGCTTTTGCTCTGATTTATAAATGGTAATACCCTCTAAACGTTCTTTAAGCTCCTCCCAGAAATCCTCAAACAAAGCAGGGTCTGGTGCAAAATAACCAACGCTTTGACCTTTTAATAAGGTTTCCATCGAGAGTTTAACAGCTAGTATGGTTTTACCCCATCTACGTCCATTGGCAATAACATTAAAACGTTTTGCACCATTTACAATGATTGTTTGACCTATATGTGGTTTAGGCTTTGATACCCTTACTATTTTCTCTATTACACTCATTTTTTAGGGCTTTCTGTTTCATCCTCTACTACTACTACCTTAGTTACTTCTTCCGCTTTTGCCACTTGGTTAGGTTTAGCCTGAACATTATCACCGGCCATTTTATTATCAAGTTCGATTGCTTTCATAATATCGGTTAAATCAGGCTTTGCTTTTACCTTTTTTAACTCCCCTTTTATGGTCACATATTTTTCAACCTCAATTTCTCCGTTCACTATTTTAGCCAAAATTTCACGCTTTTTTGCCGTTGTGAGTATATTGCCTATCTGAACTTGAGAAAGCTCCTCCACGTGCCTATTTTCTAAAATTTTGGCTACTCTAGCAAGGCCATTTTTGAT